AGTCCTCGGGAAAAGATTTGGCTAGGAGGTTCACACAGAATGGTTACTGTGTCTCCTATGACCTATCTTCTGCGACGGATACGTTGAGTGTTAAAGCTCAATCGTATCTAATCGATTTGGTTTTACCAGGTGGGTTAGGGAAAGATTGGGAGTCTGTCTTAGACAGGCCCTTCTCTTATACCTTACCATCGGGTAAAACAGGCATGGCAAAATATTCTGCTGGTCAGCCGATGGGTTTCCTATCGTCCTTTCCAGCATTTACTTTGCTTCACCATGTGGTAGTTCGTCTTGCCTATTACAAGGCTTACAACAAAGTACCACACAAATCGAACCGTTTCTACGCCATTATCGGTGATGACATTGTCATTGGTGATAAGGACGTATCCAGAGAATACCTCAAAGTTGTTAAAGACTTTGGAGGTAACGTCAACCTGAGCAAGAGCTGGATTAGTGATAATCCTAATAGATCTTACTCAGAGTTCGCTAAGTCTTGGAGTGTAGATGGTGAAGATATCACACCTACATCTCTCAGGATGTTCCGGACTTCTCTGAACTCTTGGAGTGAATTACCAGTATCTGTCTCCAGACACTGGGAAAACACCCAACAGTTCACTAGCCGAAAGAAAATGCTGACAATCTTTCAAAGGTTTTATGCCAAAGAGGCAAAAATCCTAGTGGATCTACTTCCTATCCCCCCATTTCTAGGGGGTTTTGGAAAGAGAGATCATATCCCAATGCGGGATAGGATCGATTCCGTAGCAATTCGCCTGTTTATTGCAAACAGGATCTTGTCTTGTTTTACCACCATAACATCACACAGTAGTGTCGATATTACGGAAAGTGTATCGGATATTTCCGATGCAAGGGCTAAACGTATAGCGTTATCGCTATACATGAAGCTTTTACGAGATAAGCAAGGTAGGTGGTATCAATTGATACGCCACAACAGGAAAAGTTTTCTTGTCTGGGCAACGTCGAATGATACACCAATGTCCCTCCTAATCGATATGTTAGAAGGTCTCAATAAAGAACTAACGTTCTCCTTGAGAGACACTCTGCCAGCTAAATCGCTTGGATGGATACGTTCTCAGAATCTGAGGCGAAAAGAATACGCCTATCTTCCACAGAACCAGGTTAACATCGACTTCGCAATCGATGCACTTAAAACTGTGTTAGATTCCAATAGGTAGGGTGAGGATTGTCATCTCACCTGGGGTCCCGAAAG